CCACTGATACCTGTAACTATTGCTTCTCCTACCAAACAATCCATGTCTGCTATTTCAGTTGGACAGATGAAAGTAAAATCTTTTGGGTAAAAGTAAACTACATTCCATTCTCTGTCATCAAAGTATGCTTCTACAATATCATTGTTAGAACTTACTGCAGGCAGTGAAAAGTAAGGAAATTCTTCTCCTATTCCAATCATGTTTTTCTCCTTACGAAATTGAGAACTCAGAGTCTACATCAGATGGAGCTTCAGCGCCGTCAGATGGTTGAGTAACTCTTTGTAATAGTTCTAATTGAGCATCAGGTGTAGGTCTAGGTAAAACGTCGTCCATTGAACGAATACCAGCTATAGCTGCGTTTTCTGCCTCTGACAAAGCACGGACTTTGCATTTTAGTGCTTGAAGTCTATACTCTACATTGAAAGCCATTGGACCAGTTTTGACTCTTTGAAAATGTATGTCCCAACCAGTTTCTACATCAGTTGGATCTCCAAGATCTTCTGCTGCAACCATGATTTGTTCCATTAGTTTCTTTTTAAGATTTACTACTTTTACATTTCCATCAGCAGGGTCTATGCATTGACAAGCATATGCCCAGCCACATTTAAGGTCTGGAAAGAATTCACGAACGTGATCTTTCTCTTTGTTGTTGAATGTTTCTGTTTCTCTGTCGAAAGCAAGACATTCCATAGGAATATTTTTGCCGTTCTCACCTTTGATCCAGTAAACATATCTAGGTAATAGATCTCCTACTATACGGAGTACATTGTCTCCTTCTTTGTATGTGTATTGATCTATTTTTTCTTTTTTTGCGCTCCCTTGCGCTTGGTTAAATTTTTTTGCCATTTTAATTGTTTTCCTGTATGATTTTCTTCGTATCTAAAATAAACATAGTTATCTACGATTTGAAGTAATCGATTGTCGTTTGTTATTTGTTTTATTAATGGGTTATACAACATATGTAATCTTGTATCACCCTGTTCTTTATATGTAAAATAATTTCTAAAAGAGGCAACCATTAAATATGTTGCACACTCTTCTGGGGAATACTTTTTGTGATTAGCTAATAATTTTTCAGGGTGGAGTAAAAAGCTTCCACCGACAAAATTACCCGCCCGATATTTATAGGCAGGGTCTTTTCGATTAATTGCTATACGCTTGTAAGTAAGAACATGAATAATTGCGAGTATCTGAATGGCATCGCCTTCTGTTACTTTCATTATTTTTTCCCAATTATATTTTATCATTATATTATATCAAAATTTAGAATCCGTGTCAAGTAGTATTTTTCGGAGGTCTTTACAAGGTTGATATATCATATCCTTGCTTGATATAATATCCTAGTCGTTGACTAGCCTGTCGCCGTGCAGTATTTCCGATTAAATTTATATCAACAACTGTAGGTTGTTGTTTTCCTTCATATGTACGAATAATTCTTCCAATGAGCTGTGTAAGTAACGGCTCGTTATTTACTGGTGTGCCAAGAATTAAACAGCTAAGAATGTCTAATGAAATACCTTCTGAGAATATACTTTGTGTCCCATATAGTATGTTTTTATCTTCAAATATCTGTTTAATTATATCTGGTCTTTCTTCGTGTGGGATTGCTCCTGTCACACAAACTGCACTATCACCAGTGAGTTTCGCACAGTTTTTTAGGAAATCCACTCTATCAGATACTACGAGTACCTTATGACCTCGTGCAGCATATGCACTAGCAGTCATGGCTATAGAGTTTTGATACTCTGAGTCGTAAGCCAACTCATTTACTCTATTAGCCCATGGGATAGAGTTTCCGTCCATGAACCTAATTGGAAGTTTTAAGATGTCAATTTTTGGCATCATAAAGTTTTCCTTTGGTGGTTTATAAACATTGTCTCCAAAATAATCTCTAAAGACTACATGTCTACCATCTTTTCTTTGTAGTGTACCAGTAAGACCTATCTTATATCGTGCACAATTTTTATCTATAATTCTTGAGAATGTGGGACTACTAACATGATGCATTTCATCTAGGATAATAGTTCCGAACTCTTGTCGAATTTGTGGAATCTTTCTATATAAACTCTGAATATTTCCTATTACGATAGGACTATCAATTTCAAACTTACCGCTACCTATAATTCCAGGCGTAAATCCAAATACTTTTTTACATTCAGTTTCCCACTGCTTTCTTAATGATAAAGTATGTGTTACTACTAGTGTCTTTTGACCCAGCTTTCCAGCTATAGCCAAAGCTGTAAATGTCTTACCCCAGCTTACCCATGCGTTAATTATACTACTGTCTTCAATATCGTCATATACAGACTGTTGAGAAGGTCGTAAAGTAAACTTAAATGAGGGAAATTCTACGGGTATATCGGTTCGTTTATCTACTATTTCGTGATCTTCTGGTATTAAATCCATTCTTCCCACAGGTATAGCTATCAACCCTTGTTTAATAAGTGCCATGTTTTTAATTATGATAGGTGGATCTCCATACTTAAAAGAAGGTATAGCATACGTTAGTTCGTCATCTATTTTCTTTTGGGTATGAGGAAGTACTTCTAAGTATATCCTATCACTTATAACTGCTTTCATCTTACCAATGATGGATTATTCCACCAATAATAAAGAAGCATGTTATAAAATTTACAAGTACAATTATACTACGAAGAATCGCTATGCGATCGGCTTCCTTTGCATCATCAGATGCTTTTTCTCCTAGGCTTTTTGCCCATATTTTCCAGAGTGTTCTCATTGTATAATATCATCATAGCCTACAGTATAATAAACCACTAGCTCTTCACCAGCTTTTATAGGTTTAATTGTGTATAGCTCCCGTTGATCTCCATGGTGATAGTGTACATTAGTATTTATGAAACAGTTTGGAACTTCTGAATGGTTTATAAAACCTCCTAAGGGTGTTCTTATCCATTCATGCCTATTACTTTCCCAAACATGCGACACTCCCAAGAATGTGCCTGCTTTTAAATCTTCTTCAGCAAAGAGTCCAAGTCCGTTTACGGAACTAGGTTTTACTCTAAGGTATTCTGGTAAAGGTCTGTAATGGTGTGGTCCAAATTTCATATTATCTAAATGTGTATCTTATCTCTGTTTCTAGTTTATTGTTGTTTTCGTTTTTAAACTCTATCTTTCCTTTGAATGTCCAATTAACTCTATCAAATTTATATCCAAACTCTTGTGTCTCTCCGAGTTCAAGGTACATATTGTTGTCAAATTTATACCCAGCTCTAAAATAGTTTGAATTTTTAATATAGTTATCGTATTGAAACTGTGCTTCATTCTTATACTCTATATAAGGAGCCGCACCTAAATATGGTACTAAAAATCCTGTTAAAATTATTGATTTCACACTTTTCTCCATGTATCTTTTTGTTTATTTTCAGATACTTCATATAGTATCCACGGTATGCCCTCCCTGTAAAGAACTCCTGCCCAAGTACAAGACTCGGGCAGAGGTCTCTCAAGAGTAAATGGGAAGGGGCAATCCTTTATCCATAGCACGGTGGCTATGACCTTTTTATCTACTCTTAAAATCTTGTGATACTTCAAAGGAATATTATGTTTTTTATCCTTTCTAAAAAAGTATCCTGAATTATCTATGTAATATTTACCCTGATGCTTTAAGTATGAGGGTATATCACTAAGCATATATTTTATAGGATATATACTCTTCATTGGACTCTGTAATCGTCTAATTCCTAGAGTCTTGCCCTTCATGTTTGTGTCATCAAGAACTTGATTCTCTATCCATAAAATGCCATCAGCTAATAGTATTTCGTCTGTGTGTACTGGAAATACGGGAAATTTTAGTTTATCATATATCATACATCTTTTCAAACTTTCCAAAAGAGTAGTCATCTCCAATATCAAAGTCACAACCAACTGGTGAGCCTGGTATACTGAATCCTCTATCTTTTTGTATAAAAAGCTGTAGTTTTTCTGAGTATGCTTCTATTTCACCTTCTGGCACTTCTGCTAGAATGGAGTCATGTACTAAAGCAAATATCTTTGACTTCATATTATTACTTTTAATATAGTCATTCATTTCAATAGCACCAAGTAAATTAATGTCAGAAGCAACAGACTGAACTAAAAAGTTTAGACCAGACCTTACTTCATGACTTTGTATTCCTCTGTTATCAGAATTAACATTAGGTAGTCTTCTTTTTCTGCCTGTAGCACCGTAGATAAAACCATTATCTCTAATAAACTTAGATGATTTATCAATCCAAGCTCTTAGTTTAAAGAACTGTCGGAAGTAATCATCAATAACTTCTTGTGCATTATTAACACTAAAGTGTTTGCCTGAGTCTTGTGTTACCTGTTGAGATATTTTATTTGCACCAGCACCATACATAATACCAAATGTTACAGCTTTAGCAGCCTGTCGTTCAGTTGAATAGTTTACTGTAATATCTTCTACGTCGCCAGGAAGTCCGAAAACTAACTTAGCAATACTACTATGAAAATTACCACCATCTTGGAATACTTTCTGTAAGTTCTTATCATCAGCCAGAACAGCGGCAACATATACTTCGGCAGTTGTCAAATCCATAGCAACAATCTTGTTGCCAGGCTTAGCTTTAATACAACCCTTAACTATAGGATTGTCCCGAGGTATCTGTTGCATATTCATTTTACCACTAGAAGATAGTCTGCCAGAAGTAGTACCATGTAGATTAAACCCTGTGCGTAATCTATCATCACGGTCTAGTTGAGGGTAGATTTTATCTAAGTAAGTATTCTTAATCTTTGATTTCTTTCTAATATCTAGAATATGTTTTGGTATTGCATGTTCTTCTGCTAGTTGTCCTAAGACTTCTGCATCTGTACTATGCGCACCTGTACCCGTTTTCTTTCCTGTAGGCTTGAGACCTACAAAATCAAATAATAACTCTCGTAATTGTACTGTGCTATTAGGGTTAAATTCTTTTGCCTTTACTTGTTCAAATCGTGCTACTTCGTCAAATTCATATAGTTCAGCAACTGCTGAATCAATATCTTCTTGCATAAGAACAGTACCTTTTGCTAATCTATCTTTGTCAAAAGGCACGCCATTGTCCTGTATATCTGTCAACATTCTACAGCCTGGTATCAGTATATTTTCATACACAGACCAGAGCTTAGGGTTTTTCTTGACAGCAGGATATAACTTCTCAAAGACTAATAGTGTTACTACTGCGTCCATCGCAGCATATACTTTCATAACTTCAAAAGGAATACTATCCCATTGAAAGTCATCTTTAAGTATTCTATTTTGTCTCTTATAGTTTGCTATCCAATCATGCATTGGTTTTTCATAATCTCCATAGGGAGTATATTTCAGAGCAAGTTGTTTTAATCCATGTGTACCAGGTACTTCTTCTAAACAATAGTGTAGAAGCATGGTGTCATGAAACTTTGGAAACTTGAATCCAAAGTGATATTCAAAGAAGGCTAAGTCAAACTTTGCATTATGAAAGACTACTTGTTTTGTATCAAATATCTTTTGCATTAGTTGTTCTACTTCTTCATCTATTATATCTGTGAGTACGTATGCACCCTTATCTTTTTCATAGGATAAACTAAAGCCAATCATATGTCCATCTCTAGGATATAGTCCTGTTGTTTCAGAATCTAGCCCTATAAATTGATTGGGGTGAGCAAGAGCAGCTTCTAGGAACTGCATTGCTTCTGCTTTTGTATCAATCCCTATTGCATTATCTTCTGTTACTTTAGCTACTACTAAATCTCCACTAATAAACTTAGTGATGTTTGCTTTACTCTCATCCCACAAAGGCTTTGCCTCTGGTTTGAAAGAAAGCATGGCAGGGTTAATTACAGGAAGATACTTGTCTTCTACACACCTACCACTATATTCTGTTATTGAATTTATACTTGTAAAGTATTTCAGACTTTCTGAACCTACAAGTATAATCCAATCAAAATCTGCTGTGTTGATTTCTATATCAACATCAGCTTTTAAAATCTTTTTCTTACTACTATCTGAGCAGAGAGCAAATCTCTCGAACTCAAACGCATTATCAAATCTGTCCGCCCAGTTTGTGCGACTCATCTTTGATTCTATTATTGCTACTTTTGCCATATTTTTCCCATTTATAAACTATATTATATCAAATTTTAACCGCCATGTCAAGAAGAATATAATCTTTCCCTCAAACTGTGTACTTTCACTTCAGCTAGCGCACCTGGGTCTATGTTTGCTCCCAAGTTTACATTTCTACTTACTAGTCCTACTTTTTCCGCCAGTACTTTGACATTCTCTGCGGCTGATTGCCCTGCTTCGTCCCCATCAAAAACTATATCTACTCCATCTATGTTTTGCATTTTCAATATAGCTAATTTATCTGCATCTATATTGTTTGTTCCAAAACAACATACTGCATTTGTTAAACCTTTATCATGTAAGTTTATCATATCAAAGATACCTTCTACTAGAATTATCTTTCCTTTGACAGACTTTACATTAGAGGGGAAAAGCGGCATAACGGCTTGGGGAGGATATATTAAATACTTTGGCCTTTCGGTCATAGTCATATGTCTACCATTAAATGCTACTACTTTTCCCGTAATGTCACGGATAGGAAAAACGATCCTGCCGTTGAAACTCCTATCATGATGTAAGAAGGCTTCAAATCTTTTATAGGTTTCGGGTTTAATGCCCCGCCAGTTTCCCACATAAGGTGCGAAACCTTTAGGAAATTCAAAACCAATACTTGAACTTCTTGTTTCCTCTATTTTATCTTTTAACTTTTGTCGTCTTATTTCTAAGAAATTTGCTTCTGCTCCAAAGTGTTTAAAGATGCTACCTCTAAATCCACAAGCAAAACAATGAAAGATGCCTGTAACGTTGTCAACCCTCATACTTGGATTTTTATCATCGTGTTCTGGGTTTAAACAACCTATGACATAGTCTCTACCCGAGACTTTAAAGTCAAGATTTCTTTCTTGTAATAACTCGTCTACTCTCATT